GTATTGCATTACCAGCACTATCAGTTTTTGCTGATCTAGGATGTTCCCAACTTACAGTTAGATCTAGACCAGAGCTACCGCCTATATCGCCAGTGGATGCAGTGCTATCCTTACTTGAAGGAAGTAAAGATAAAGATAAATTTCTTGGAGCAGGTACAGTATCTCCTCTTGTCGGCTCTTTTCTAATGTCAGGGACTATTTCCAGTACGTATCCTCTATCAACTAAATCAAATTTTCTATTAATGTACTCTATTGCTGTAATATTGAATATATATTCTGAGTTTTCTGCAATTGATACAACAACGTATTCTTTAGGAGAACCAGTAGTTTTTAGTCCTGTAGCATTAGTTCTTGCTGTTACTGACCAAATTACTCCTGAATTTGGAGCCTCAGAAAAAGCTGAAGATACAGTGACATCCCCACTAGCATTATAACTTGAAATAGTTTTTGTTTCTATTCGTACTTCCTCAGACCAAAAAGTTAAAACTTTATCGTTGCTATCGTCTTTCAAGTGAGTAGCTTTTGTTTTTGTATCAATTGCTGCTCCTCCTTCATCTGTTAAAATTAAGTCTCCTCTTTGATATTCAGTTCCATTTATTGTTGCACTAGATTGACTTAGATAAGCCCCTCCTTTTGGGTATATTAGATTTAACTCAAAAGACTCTCCAGAAGCACTTAAATCAATACTTCTATCTAAATAAACCGTTGTTGTTGTTGAAGTTGAAGTAGAAGAAATTCGTCCACTGAATTGAGTACTTGTTTCATCTGCATCTTGAATTTCTATTACATCTCCTGGTTTAAGAAATCCTGCATTTAATCCTGTTTGAAAAGTTACTACTTCTTTTTCTAATTTTTCTGTTAATAAATGCCATTTACCATATCGATGTGCTTGCCCTCTAGATGTACATCCAAAAGCTACTAATTCTTTATTATTTATTTTCCCTGTTTCTATAATATTTTCAAAATCTTCTACAATTTCTATTTCTGGTTTATATAAATTTTCAGGATTATTCCAGGTGACTCGTATTTGATTTGATCTAAAGCGTCGTGAAGAGGACTGATAAGTAAACTTTCCATCTATAACATTTCCTTTTGTAAATGTGTATATTGGTGATTTATAAGCGTTTATAGTAGGAGATATTTGCCCATCAAAATATACAAGTAAACCCCTAAAAACTTTTAGTAAATCTTGAATCATTTGCTGGGCTTCTGCTAGTTCAGAAAAATAAACATTACAACTAAAACGAGGTTCTTGTCCTCCTTGTCCATCAGGAACTAGTTCATCACAATACTTTGCTAACTGAAAAAGTTGGTATTTATCTATATTTGCAAAATTATCATCGGGATCTATGTATTTACCTAATCCATAACGATCATTTGTTAAAATATCCATTAAAATCCAAACAGGATTGTCTGTCCAAACTGGATTATAATTTGGACTTGTTTTACTTGTAAAAGTTTTAATGTCTCCTCTAAAATTTCCGTCCCAGTCTTGATACGAACCTACATTTGCTCCAGTAGAAATGTTTCGAGTATAAGAAGCCTCAGTAATACTACCAAGTTCATATCTAGAAAAATAATTGGTAGGTACTTTTACTTTTAACCCTCGAATTTCATAACCTCGTTTTGGTATTTGTGTAAAATCCTGAGCTGAAAAAGATACTGCTCCATAGGCAGTATAAGGATAAGATAATTTATCTTCTATAATATTTTCTACTGCTTGTAATTGTGTGGCATTATAATGTACATAGTCACCATGTTGAGCATTTGCAACTGTTATCCTTTTTATTCGTATTCTATAATTTGTAAAAGGTTGAAATTGTTCTGTGTCAAAACTTATTGTTTTTACAAAAGGTGTTTTTGTAAAAGCATTAAAAAATCCTGTGCTTGGATTGTAAGGTCTGCCTGCTTTTCCACCCCACCATATTGAACGGGTTGCTATTTGTGAATCTGTTGGTCCTATTACAAGTGCAGATGTATAATTTGATCCATCTCGTGTATATTCAAAATAAATTTGAAATTCTGCAAAAGTATCATCTTCTTTACCGCTTACTGCTTTATGGGCATATAGTCCTTGTGGAAATTTTATAGTAACATTTATTTGATCAACTTCTTCAGGCGTTGCAACTGCCATATCACTTGTAGCATTTAAAAGAATTCCTGTACTTGTAGGTTCGGTAGCATTTGTCCAGCCTCCTGCAGATACATAATTTGAATTAATACCTGAAATACTTGTTAAATCTGTTGGAGGTAATTCAACCCCACTAGCATAGGCTGTTGTTGCAGACCCCAAGCCTCTAGGACTTTTTAAATATGACTGATCTCTGTAGCCAGATCTAAAAGCAAAAGCGGCATTTTCAAAGTTATACTTAGGAGTACTCGTAACTTCTTGAGAAGGAGTTGATAAACCTGCAAAAACATTAGATACATTTATTCCTCCTCCATTAGTTAAAGTTGCAGTATTACTGGAAAAACTTGCTATTGTATCGACGAGGTCAATTGAAATAGTCTTTCCTGTAACAGTTGCTGGAACTTCTGGGCTAACTGTTACAGAAGTAGCACTTAGATATTGAACAATTACTCCAGTATAGTGACAGCCATCTCCGGCTGCATCAGCAATAGTTATGTACTCGGGAAGAGCAGCTATACCATTAGTAACATCAGAAGCCTGAAAAAAGTTAGAAGAAGTTGTTACAACATTTGCTCCTGCAGTTGTGCTAGCAATATTTGCAGTTGATCTTTTTGCACCTGCAATTTGAATCGTGTAATCTCCTATACTTGCATCTCTATTTGTAAACATAGTACTGTTGTTATCAGTTACTACACCTGTTGAAGCATTATAACTAACATCACTTGAAGTAGTTGCAGAGTAAATACCTTGAATACCTTTTTCCATTAAAGGCACGCCATTTAATAGAACAGAACTTGGTCCATCTACAAGTCCTTGAATGGGTCCTTCTGATAGTATATCATAAATTACGGCTGTTTGTCTTTCCGCATTTGTAATTCTTGGAGTACTATTTGTAAGAGACCCTTGACCAGCTCCTACAGAATTATTTTTTATAATATTTTCAGCCATTATCTATCTCCAAATGGATAAGTCCAAGTAACATCACTTCCTTTGTCCTGTGATCTATTATCGTCTCCAGAATCTCCTACTGATCCATTTACAAAACAGTATCGTCCAACTCCATCATAAGATCTAGGAGGGGTAGAAGTACTTGCATAACCTTTTCCTGCATAAGTAAAAGAGGAAGGTCTGTTCGTTTCTCCAGTAAATCCAAAAGTCATAGGAGCTCCACCAACAATTAGTTGACCATAACAAAGAGGAACTGGAATGCCTTGTTTTGCATTGTTGCTTGGACCTTCAAACAAGTAGCCTTCGGCAGCTTGTGTTGGGTCTTTTGGAGCAAGATACTCTGCAATTCCTGCATTTGTTAAGTAACCTCCTGCTACCATTGCTGCTGCTGCTGCAAAATAAGTCCCTGCTTTAGCTAGACCTGTCAGGCCTCCTGCTACACCACCAAGATAAAATCCTAATGCCATAAGTGCAATTCCTACTATAATTTTCCCTAACTTGCTCAAAGAACCTGCAGGAACAGGAGTTATAATTAAATCATTTTCTCCTAGTTCCATTTGTAGATTTTCATAGTCTAAAAATTCTTTTCCTTTTTGAACTGTAAAATGGATTCCTTTTTCTGTGCAATCAATTAAATACTTTTTTAATTTTCCTTCTCGTTGACAGTCAATGCCGTGCATAGCTTCACGTACAGTTGCTGCATTTAAGTTCCATTTTGAGCCAAATAATTCGCCCATTTTTCCATTTAAATAAATTGTTCTTGTCATTTTGGTTCTATTGTTATGAATTCCTTTTGTGGATACCCGACTATTAAATAGGGTATATTCACTGCATTACAATTATTTTTATCGTAAATGCTTGCTTTTAAATTTTTTTGGTCGTAATGACTATGCACTACATATAATATTTTTGAAGTGAGTTGATATTGAACGAAAACTTTTGCGTCAATTTCAAAGTCATCTCTATCTTGGGAAATATTTTCACATAAAATCCATTTTATTTTGTCATTTTGCTGAATTATAAGTCCGCACATTTCCCTCGGGGCAGATTCTTCAGCAGCTTTATATATTTCAGGTAAAAAATTATGAAAAAGATTTTGCACCTGGGTAGCCTCCAAAGGGCAATACTACTTGTGTATTACTGTTTTGTTTTGATGTTGTAGTTGCTGTTCCAGCCGCTTGAGGATTAAACCCATATCGCATTTTACAACCTGTTAGTGTTTTACTACACATATCTGCCAATTCCCAATACTCTCCAAAATCTGGAGCTTGATTTACATTTGTCTTTTTTGTTTTCCAAAGACGAGTTAGGCCTCCGCTAGTGTATCTTACATAATCATTAAGTCTATCTTCTGTATAAGCATAATAAGTTGTAGAATTACTCCAAGTTGACCATACTCTTACTCTATTCACATTTGTGTTAGAATCACTAAGAGTTCCAGGACTACTTGTTGTAGCAATAGCTTGCCAATAGTTATTTACAGTACTAGAATCAGCACCAGTGTCTATTGTTCCATTTTTATTTAGTCTTCTAATTTTGCTACTTGTTCCTAAAGTTGTTGTTGTTTTATAATAGTTGTTAACGCTTATACTTCCAACGCTTGTGCTAAATCCTACAGTTCCAATTTCTCCTGTATTTGGTATAATATATTCATCATCAACATTCACTAAAGCTATATATTCTACTGTGCCATCTAATCCGGTTGTCATTGGTTGGTAAGCAGCTTTATATTTACTCTCTCGATTCCAAGTACATCCACCAACTTTTTCATACTCATTTAAAGTATAGTCTGCTCCTTGATAGATCCAAGGACATGCATTTGAAATTACTTGTCGTGCAGGTAGGGTTATTCCATCAAGATCAAAAGGGGTTGCAAGTTCAAATTGAACAATTTCTTTTGTTTTACTTGAAATTCTATCTATAAAATATGTTTGTTTAGGGTATTCTACAGGTGGAGTTGCATCTCCACTTTCTCCTACTAGATACTTTTGTAAAGTCATTCTTCTTGTTAGTTTAGTTCCCAATAAGCTGTCATAATTTCCGACTGCATTTCCGAACACGGCTGTTGCATTTGCAAAAGTAATTGTTGGGCGATTAGAAGGTGAATTTGGATTTATTTCAAATCCCTCTGCTTTCATAGGCAAAGCAACATAAGAATTTATTGATCCCCCCTCTTCACGAAACTGAACAGTTGATAGATCTTCTTCCACACCTGAATGAAAATAAGCAGTACTAGACGAAGATAGTTCTATTTCGAATAAAACAATTAGAGCGGATCCTGGACTCTGTTTTTGTAAGTCTTCGTTTAATAATTTATCACTCATGATTCATATACCCGTCTAAAAGTTGCTGAAGTAGAATAAAAATTATCATACATATAAGTTTGGTTCCATTTTTCACACACAACTTTTATAGTTTTCTCATTTCCGCTTTCGTTTGAATCAGGGATTGTAAAATTAAAAGCAGTTACTCCTTTTTTATTTTCAAAGAATGCAGTAATATCATGGATCGGTGCTTTTGGTC